GTTCACGGCCTCGCCGCCTGCGTCAAAAGTGTCGACGACCGTACGGCGGCGCCAGTAGCGGTTACAGTGCCCCTCGACGAGGTCGGCGGCGACCATGCCGAAGGCCCGCAGCTCGTCGTCGTAGGTCGTCGTCGTGATGTTGAGATGGCGCTTGAGATCGTCGAGCGACACGAGCCCGGCGTCGCTGGAGTCGGTGACGTCGAATACGTCGCGGTATGCGTCTTTAACGGCCCCTGTCGCGGCCCACGCGACGACGTGGCGGCCCGCTTGTGCGGTTGTATAGGTCGCCGTATTCGTCGCGCCAGTGGTCGTGATAGCGGGGCTAGTGGTCGTCCCGTCGGGCAGCGTGACCACGAGGGCGATCGTGCCGCCCGAGCCGGACGCAGTGAATGACAGCGTGACAACGTCGCCGAGGTCATACGCCATTTGCGCTCCTAGTTTCGATGTTGGGGACACTGCGGGCAGCGTTAGCGAAGGCGGCCGTCTCAACGACGGCTAGGCCGAGGCGCTTGAGTTGGCGGTCGTACTGCCGCACAAATTGGTCAAGCCCCGCAGCGTCGGCTAGGGCTCGCATCGTTAGCAGGTCGCGCACGCTAGTCACGAGGTCGCCGCCTTTGTTTGTGCTGCGAAGTGTTCGCCGGTGAGCCAATACGATTTAAGGTGCGGCAGCGTCACGTCAGGGTTGACGTATATGAGAAAGCCAGCGGCGCGGACGCGTTGACAAAACACCATGTCCTCGGAGTACCAGCGGCCGTGTGCGGGGCCGTCGAGAAACCAACACCAGTCGCGCACGTCGTCGGCTGCGGCCTCGCGGATCGTCTCCAGAACGCTGCGGTGAATCATCAGACAGCCGCCGCCTACTGCGTCGACCGGGATGAGATGACCGGGCGGCCATTTGCTCAGCGCGTGGTAGTCGACGCCGTTGTCGTCGAGTGAGAACGCGATCGGCACCGCCGTCGGGTACAAGCCGCCGGTAGCGAAAGCGCCAAAGTACAGGCCAGACACGACAGGCGCCGAGACGTCGTGCACGCTGTCGCAGAGTCGGTCAAAGTCTTGCGGCGTGAATTTGTGGTCGGTGTCGAGCATTAACAGCCAGGGCGCAGTGCTAACGCGTAGGAAAGTCTCGACGAGTTCGTTACGTTGTCGGCTCAGCAGGTGACCCTCAACGCGTATGAGCGTGTCAAGTCGCTCGTGTCGCACGGTGGCGAGTTGGAAAAGGTGCGCGGCGAAGTCGCCGTCGACCTGCCCGCCGTCGATCCATCCAATGGCGACTTTGTCTTTTGTGCGCACGTTGTCCCCTAGGTGCGTTGTGGTGAGTATCTGGCAGACATCCCTGCCGTCGTCGCAGCTTGTGGCCACGACGACGGCAGGAGATCGGTCAGACCTAGAAGGTCGGAGCGACCAAGCCGGTGCCGGTGATGCGGCTATGGGCCGCGCCGTAACGGTCAGCGGTGAACGCCGAGAAACCAAACACGACGAGCAGAACGCCGAGAGATGCGGCCGAGGTCTGCTCGGCGCGAATCATGAGTGGCGCCTGAGCATCTTCGAACAGGTGCAGCTCGGAGGTGTTCAGTACGAGGATCGTGTCTTGATTTGTTGCCGCGCCGGTGTTGGTCGCGATGTTTGCGTCGGTGATGACGTTGATACCGGCAATGGTGCCAGCAATTGCGACGTTGTAGTCGAGGCCGCTTGCCGCGCCTGCCTGTAGTACGCCTGCGCCCTGAACGCCGAACAGCGTCTGGTTGGTGCTGACGTAACTGATGAGGCTTGCCCAGCGACGCGGGTGCATCACGATCAGGTCGGGCGTCTTGAACGTCGCCGTCTCTGCGGTCTGCACTGCGTTGAGGATCTGCGAGTACGCAAGCGCAGCAGTAGGCGATGCGCTGGTGTAGGTGACTGAGTTGACGTTGGTCGTCGAGATGATGCCGACGTACTCGCCACTCGCGCCGGTGCCGTTGATGATGAGCGAATCCAACTTTGAGTTGTACGCGCTGACGAGATCTGCGACGACGATTGACTCAGTGTTGCGACCACGTGCGACGGCTTGTGCCGAAACGACTTGCTGACCGGCGATTGTGATGACAGGAACCGACAGGTCGGTAACGGCCATGTCGGTGCTCGACACTGCGCTGTTCTGCGTAGACTGCGCGGCCGTGGTTGAGCCCGTCGTAATCACTGGGATCGTGGCGGTCATGCCTTCGGCGGGGAGTTGATGCTTGTTGGCGAGGTCTGCCAATTTGCGACCGGCGCGGGCCTTCGGCGCGTACAGGTCGACGAGGTACTGCGGGACGACAACGGCGCCAAGTGCGCTGGTGCCGATGGCGCGAGACTCAACGCCGGGCCGATCGGTGCGCTCCTCCTGCATATGGCGAGCGAGGCGCGCGCTGGCGTCTGAGTCGCCGAATGAACGGCCCACGATGTCGGCGATGAATGACACGTCGGCGCCGGGGTTGTAGGTGCGCTCCTCGCGGCCAACGCGTGCGACGCCTTCGTAGGCGGGCTTTGCGGCGACTGCGGCGCGGTCCATCTTGTCGAGTTCTGCGATGCGGGCGTCGATCTCGTCAACGCGTGTGTTCATGGTGCGGGTCTCCGACAGTTCGTCGTCGGTGAGATCGCGGGCCTCGGCCTCGACGGTCTCGATGACTCCGCGGGCGGTGGCGAGAATTAACTCTCGCTCAGCGGTTAGGGTTTCGCGCAGGCTCATGCCTATAGTCCTCTCAGTGCGCGGGGATGGGATCGCGGCGAGTGACCTAGGTGCGATGCGCGGCCTAGTCGGCGTCGTGCGTTGTCGTGCGTATTTAGTTAGCCCGCAGCGATTAGGCGCGGGAAATTGTGCGGCGCAGCTCGTCAAGCGCAAGGGCGCGGACGTTAGGCCGATCAGACGCGGCGCGGTAAGGCGCATACTCCTGCGCGTCATCGGGCACTAGGGCGACGGGCTCCTCAACGACGTTTTCGGTGTCGTCACTTTCGGGCGCCTCGTCCATGTCGTCGAGCGCGTAGTAGGCAGCGCACAACAGCGCGTAAGCCTGCGCGATCGCGGGGTCGTCATATAGCGCCAGCATCATCTTTGCGGCGTACAGTGCGGCCTTCGCTGCGCTGACTTTGTTTGCCATCATGTCGTCGGCTCGCTGTTCCATCGGCTCTCCAGAGGTAAGAGCGTCGCCGGTGTCGCGTGCCTCGACGAGTTCCATGTCGTCGGACTTCATACCGATTGAGGTCGCTTCGTACCACGGATAAGTGACCGCAGAAACGTCGACGAGTTTGACCTCGGTCAATTCGCGCACGCCGTCGGCGGTGTAGTTGTCGCGCACCGCCATAAACGCGAACGACATCTGGTCGAGGTCGCCGCGCTTGATCGCGGACACGAGCGACTGAACAGTCGGCGACGCCATGTCAAGCGCGTCGATGTCCATGCGCAGCCCAACGCTGTCGACGCGTAGGCGCATAGTGCCCGACTTTGTGCGCGCAAGGGGTAGCCCAGCGTGGTCAATGAGAAAGCGAACGTCGGCGCCGTCGGCGAGTGTCTTATTGAACGCCGTACGTCGCACGACTTCGCCGTAGGACTCGGAGTCAAAGACGGCGGCGTATCCGCTGAGGCCGACGACGCCGTCGGGGGTTTCGCGGATCTCCCACGCGCACGACGCAGAGCGGCGCTCGATGGTTTCTAGCATTGGGGTCGACCTTTCGTCAGGCGTCGGGGGCTTCGCCGTTGAGCGGCGTACCGAGCGGGGGCAAGTCCTCAAGTGCGCGCACTTCGTCAACGGTCATGAATCCGTTAGTGAGTGCGATCTCATAAACCTCGTACCGCGCTTTTGTGTCAGCGCGTAGCAGGCCAGCGGGCCTAAATTTGATCGTGGTGCCGTTGGGCGTAAATGCGTTAAGCCATTCTTCGATGCGCGCAAGCCACGGCGAGATCGTAAGGCTGAGGAAGTCCTGCATTTTTTGCTCGCGGTTTGCGTACGTTACCGACTGGCCAGACGCAGCGACGCCGATCATCGTGGGGTCGACGCCAAAAAATCTGCACACTTGCTCGGCCGACCAGCGCTGAGTCTCAAGAAATTGGGAGTCGGTGGGGTCGACGGTGATTTGTTTGTATTCGGTACCCGCGCCGAGTACGAGCGGCTCGCGTGTGTTACGCATCGCGGCGGTGAATCGGTCTTTCATGACGCGCGCTTGCTCCTGGTTGATCTCATTGCCAGATGTCAGCACGCCGGTCGGTATAGCGCCGTCGCGGAAGAATTGAGTACCGAAGGCTTCGGCAGCGAGTCCCTGCTGAAGTGCGATAGCGCCGTATCGCATCGGAGACAGGCCGACAGGCTGACCGGGCAGCGTGTACGCGGGTAGGTGCACAATGTTGCCGTTGGGATAGCGGTCGTGCGCTATGCCGTCGATCAGATAGACGACGCCGTCGGCGTCAATGCGCGTCGTCACTTTGTCAGGGTCGAGCGGCTCAATTTGTAGCGGGTAGCCAAGCCGGTCGGTCTCGACGACCATGCCGTAGAAATTGCCGCGAATGAGTAGCGACGTCATGAGCTGCTCGCGCCACGCGATTGGCGAGACGTGCGCTGAGGGTGCGGTCAATAGCGGCGGCAGGTCGACCTCGACGCCGTTGCGGAAAGCGTCGAGCGGCAGGCCCGAGACGGTGCGGCTGATGAGTTGGATACAGCCCCAAAACGCCGAGTGGCGCAGCGCGTACTCGCGGTCGACGATGCCGAGAACGCCAGACGCGCGGCCACCGATCGCGGCGGAGATGATGTTCTCGACGGTGACGGCGCGGCGCTCAGTCTTGAACAGGCTCATGACTTACGACCTAACAGCCAGCCGAGCCCGATGAGGCAGACGCCGACGGCGAGGCATCCCAGCGCAGGGGCGACGAGAAAGCCCGCAGCGGCGATCGCGGCAATGCCGACGACCTCCAGCGCGGTAGTGAATATGCCCACGGGGACTCCCTTAGTGATTACCAGACGTTGGCGGTGACGTCGACGTGCCGAGCCTCGGCCGAGACGAAACCCCAGCGGGCAAACGACGCAGCGACGAGCGGGCAGATATCGACGGACGATGAGCGGCGCCCGAAGGCCCACGAGTCGCCGAGTTGACGGCGGCGCGCGCCTGCGACTGCGGCGGTGAGTTGCGGCTGATCGAGGTGCCTGAAGCCCTCGGCCATGAGCGAGTCGTACAGCGACCCGGCAGACTGCGCGACCGACCGGGCGGTCATGAGTTGCACGGGCACGCCTGCGGCCTCTAGGTCGGGCAGTAACGCGCCCGCGGCTGACTGCGGGTCGATAACTACAGCGACCGGCGACCACTCGCGCACGAGGTCGGAGATCCGCTCGACAACCCAGCCCGCGTCAGGTCGGTAGTCAATGAGTTCGAGATGACCAAAGCCGTCGTCGCGGTGACCGTAGGCGGCGATCGCGCCGAAGGATCGGTCGGGCGTGATGTCGATACCGAAGGCGACAGCGGTGTTGATTTGCGAGCCGGGGTCAGATAGTGACGACCACGACGACAGCGGCAGCGCGAGGTCGTCGGCGTCTTTTGCGCACCACTGATTTAAGTACGCGCGTCGAAATTCGTCGGAGTCCATGCCCGAGGCGAGCGCAGCGCGCACGGCGTCAATCGGTGTCGTGTGCCCGAGGGCGGGCATACAGGCCCACCATGCCGACTCATCGTCGGGGGCGATGCCGTCGGGCGCTGACCACTCAAAGAAGGCGACGGTGTCGGTGGCGCCATCTTGTGCGCGTTGGCGTCCGTCGTCGATTTTGCCGCGCAGATATTGCGACGACTCCGGCGTGCCAGCGGTCGAGACGATCCAAAGCTGAGGCTGCGGGCGGGTATTCATGGCCGGTCGAAACGCCTGCTCAAGTCGCGCGTCGGGTTGTGCGAACGCCTCGTCGATAACAGCCAGGTCGATGACCATGCCGTGCCCCGATTTTTGAGTGTTCGACGCGATCGTCATACGCGAACCGTTGTCCCAAAACATCGCCTCGTGGCCATTAGTTAGCCGCGGTTTCATTGCCGGGCCGATGGCCGAGCGCTCGACTACGCGCAGGTAGTCGTCGAGAAACTTCTGTCGGGCGGCGACGCCGGACTGCGCCGCGTACACGATCGTCTGAGCCTCGCCCATAAGTAACGCCCGGTGAATCATGACGGCGAGTAGTAGCGTCGTCTTGCCCTGCTGGCGTGGCACGGTCAGCCTGACCTCGCGGTAGGCAAAGCGGCCGGTGTCGGGGTCGATCTCTAGGGCTACGTCGGCGACCTCGCGTTGCCACGGCATGAGCGGCGTGCCGAGGATCTCGGCGATGCGGGCGACCTCCTCGCCGCGCGTAACGCGATCAGGCTGTCGGCGCGTCGCCCATCGGGGCGCGCAGCTGCGCGATAAGGGCAGCGAATCCGTCGTCGTCAAGTTTGACCTCAGGGGTTAAGGCCGCGAGCGTGGCTCGTAACTCGCGGGCGACGGCAGCGGTCGCCATCCCGGCACCGCCGTCGAGCGTCTCGGCAAGCGTCAACGCCAGCGCCATCAGCGCCGCGTCGGGTTTGTCGAGTCGTGGGGTTAGTCGTGAGAGGTCGGCGGCTACGGCCGCGCGGACGCTGTTACCGAAAAACGCATTTTGGGCCGAAATCAGACCGGCCTGAGATATCAGCGGCGGCTCTGTCGCGGCCGCTGAGGTGCCATCTGACGAATCAGAGTCGTCACGGTCAGAACGCTTAGCGGGGCTGTGGGAGGCGCGTTTTATGGCCACGGCGACCCCCTGTAGATGCTCGGAGAGGTAAAAGACTGAGGGCGAGCGCGGTCGTGTGGCGACGCGCTAAAAACGGGCGGCGGGCGCCTGATTACCACGGCCTCGACGTCGTCAGGCGCGTGACGGGCGGGCCCTTGCGGCCGCTGCGGCCGTAGTTGCCGGGGCAGCCCCACGGCTGTTTCTTGCCATGAGCCGGGGCGAGGTTGCTACGGTCAAGTGGCGCGCCGCCGTCTTTGATCGCGACAATATGGTCGACCGTGTCGGCTCCCTCGCGACCGCAGAGCCAGCAGATGTCGGACTCGCGCAGGATGGCAGCGCGTACGCGTTTCCAGTCAGCCGAGTGGTGCGCTTTCTTTTGAGCCGCCGTCTTGTCGCGATATGCGCCGGACATCAGCGCGGCACGAGTAACAGCCGCAGGTCGAGTAACGCGTCGGCGTAAGCCAGGACCGAGTCTTGCTTAAGCGCAAGGCTGACGTAGCGCAGCGCCTCGTCGACGTCGGACACTGTCACGTTCTCGGGGAGTTGGGGCATCGCCTGACCAATGAGAAAGCCCCCGACAACGTCGAGGGCATGGCGCAACTAACTACCACGAGAATATGGCCGAATCGTGACATTTGTCAACTCGCCAACAGTCGAGCGCGCAACGCCTCGACAGCGTCAACGCGGGCAATAATGAGCCGCCCCAGCGCCATCCAATCGGCCGCAGCCCACTCGTGCGGCTCGGTCTCGTCGTCGTCGTGTACGGCGTTGCATCGGATAACCGAGGGCAGCAGGTCGTCGTCGTTGTGCAGGTAGGCGTTCAGTGTGCCGTCACACTCGCGCACGGGGCAGGGCCCGACGTCGATGCGTCGCACGTTGGCCGGATACGCCGCGGCCTTCGCCTCGCTCGCGGTGTCGCCGATCGTGCGGGCAAACTCCGGCGCCCACGACTGCGCCGATATCCAGCCGATATGCGAGCCAAGCCATACCGCCATCGCCGCGATGCTGTTGGCAGGCCAGACGACGAGCCCGCGCTCCTCGTGCGTAATCCTGACCCACGACACTAACTCGGCCCTGATGGCGGTGCGGGCCTTGAGCGCTGGCAGCGACAGCACTAGGCCGGGGTCGCGTCGATGCGTCACCCTCTCGCCGCCCGCGTTACCTGTCGCCACGAGCGCGGCCTCGCACGCGTCGTAGAGATCAGGCAGCGCGGCGAGGTCGCTGCCTAGTCGATGCGTACAGCCGTAGCAGAGCTGCGCGCCGGGCGCCGCCATTTTGTCGGCGTCGTCGCGGTGCCGTCCGGTGCATAGGGTCTCGCTCATGTCGTGGTCGTCCTCTCAGAAGGGCGGGTCGGTGTCGGTGACGAGTAGGGCGAGCGGCTTAGGCGCGGGCGGCAGCGGCTGCCCGCAGACGTGATGCGCGTGCACGGGCCAGAACGCCGGACGCCGGACAACCTGCCCCGGCCGCCGATCCTTGAGTCGGCCCTCGCCGTCACGCTCAGCAGTACGGCGCCCGAGTACGACGCAGGCCAACTCGGCTTGGTGAGTAATGGCGTACGAATCGACGACAGCGGCAAAGCCTGCGACGTCGCCGTCGACGCCGCTAAGGGTTTCGGCGCCACACTTACTGCATCGCGTGTTAATCGCTGGCCTAGTCATTTTGTTGTTCTGATAGACAGGCTGCCTAGTTCCAGACCCTTATAGGGGTCTGGGCAACTGGGCAACGTATTGCCGCCTATAACTGGGCAACTAGGCAAGGTAACTGGGCAACTAGGCAAGGTCGCCATTTTTGGCCCTTTCGGCAGCGTCAATCAGGTCGCACCACGCGCCAAACTTTGCCCCGCGGGTGATCGTCTTACCCTTGCCCGACTCGCTGATCTCAATGTATCCGCACGACGCCACGCGGCTCAGCCATTCGTTGCCGCGCTGTCGTTTGTCCTCAGTGTTGCCGCCAATGCACTCAGCCGCGACCGTGCCGCCTACCGACGCCGAGGCCAACAGTCTGTCGATTAGGCGCCGGGCAGCGTCGTCCTCGGTGCGCGCCTTCGGCCCCGGCTTTTTGTTCTGCTTAGGCCCGCCAATCTCCAGCCCGCCCGTCTCGGCGGTGTACGTCAGGACGTGCCGGGATAGGTCGACGTCACGGCCGACGGCCTCGATGTATCGGTCGGCGTCCTCGTCTTTGTCTTTGGTAATCGTCCAGATGGCGTCTGGCTCGTCGAGTAGTCGAGACGCGCCCCGGCTGCGCTCCCCCGCGTGCCCGGCGTGATGTATGACGACGTCGTCGACTACGCCAGCATCAGCCAGGGTTTCGCCCCACCATGACCAAAACGTCGCGACGTCGGTGTTTGAGTTCTCGTCGAGGCCGAGCGCGGCAAGTAGCGGCGCGACAGGGTCGAGGATGACGATTTCGGCGTCGAGCGCCTTCAGTCGTGCCGACCATGCCCGCCGCCCTGCCTCGCTGCCGATGTTCAGCGACGACGCCGCCCCGCGCAGGTTGAGGATATGCAGGCGCTCGTCGATGGGTAGGCCGGACTTACGTAGCCAGCGCCGCAGCGTGACCTCGCCGACCTCGACGTTAATGTAGACAATCCGCCCGCGTACCGGCTGCGTCGCGTATCGGCCGAGGAATAGCGGCCCGAGGTTTGCCCCGTCGACCTCCCAGCCCAACAGCGCGGGCAACAGATTAGACACGACGAGCGTCGTCTTTCCCGTCTTTGCCTGCGCCACGATCAGCACGCGACCGCCCGCAGGCCACAACTCGTCGATGCGGAAGGCGGCGTCGACGTCCTCAGTCGCCATGAATAACGGCATCGGGACAATCTGCGGCGACACTTTGCCGGTCGCCTTACCTGCGGCGACAATGTCGCGCGCCATCTCTCGCGCTTCAATATCGAAGGCAATGCGCCCGGCTTCAATGCGTAGTTGTCGCTGATATTTCTCGGCAGTCGTCTCCTCGGCCGGTTGTTCAGGCTCAGGCGCCGCGTCGGTCTCGGGCATCTGCGCAGGCGCTGGCTCAGGCTCGGGCTCGTCGCCATGCTCGGCGGCGTTCAGTAGTTCCATCGTGTACGCGTCAATCGTTGCCTCACGCTCCGCAATGCGCTCGGCCTCGCAGCCCTCGCCCTGCGGGTCAGCGATAACGATGCGCAAAGCGCCGTCGATGAGTCGCTGGTATTCGACGGCCGCTTCGTACGTACTCGCACGCGAGGCGATGCCCTTAGCGAAGTGCGGGGCGAGCGCCTGAACAGCGCCAACAGCGCCGGGGCAGCCTCGACGACCGGCGCCGAGTAGGGCCAGCGTCGCATCCTTCGCGGCGTCGTGATGACTGCGGCCCTCGCCGGTCTGCGTCCAATACTTCTCGGCGAACCGCTCGACGCATTGGCAGGGCAAGCCGTCGGGCATCCCTGCCATCGCCGCGCGCAGCTCCTCGGTGCTGGCGTCGACCTTTGCCGCTGCCTCGCCGCGTCGAGTGAGATAGTCGAGGTAGGCGTCGGGCAGCCACGCGATCTCCTCGACGTTGGGCACGCCGTCGAGGACTAGGCCGGTGCGCTCGTCGACCCATTGGTAGGTCGCGCCGTTGGGATGAATCGACGGCCACACGACCATGTAGCGGTGGCTGGGTTGAATGATGTCAATGCCGCTGAGCCCTTCGACAAACTCAACGCCGACGGGCACGCGGTAGGCGCGTATGCCGCTCATGCCATCCCCGCGCGAGGTCGACAGATACGTCGGCGGCAGCGGGCCTAATTGCGCGATAAGTAGGCGCAGGGTCTCCCCCCCTGGCTTCCCGTCGTAGGCGTCGACGTCGATGCCGATGATGCCGGGCTGCGTCCACAACGCGATATTTTTTGGCCCCTCGGTGCCGTCGGCCCACGCGTGACAATCGGCGTACGACGGCAGCACGGCCGCGCGCCCGGTGTAGCCAGCAGGCGGCCGCGACTTTGCGCGATAGGCCAGCGTCAGCGGCGACGTCCAGCCCGCGGCGAGGTACGCAGCGAACGCGTGCGCGTACGGGTTAGCGATCACGGCCGGGGTAATGGTCATCGGCTGCCAAACTTTCTATGTCCGTCAAAATGTAGGTTTCCGACATTGCCTTCGCGCTCGCGCCAGACGGGCATGTTTCCGATGCGCAGTTCTACTTGCGGAAACCGCCACGGAGTAGGGCGGGTGAGGTCAAGGTATCCGATGCCCTGCTTGCCGTATTCCTGCGCACGCGGCGGTTTCGATATCTCAATGTTTGAGACGCAGACGTACACGAATTTGACGTCGCTGCGAATGTTTGAGTCCCAACGCGTAGCGGCGTAGTCCGTCGCCTGCGCTAGGTAATCGCCGGCTTTGCCGTCGGTCCCGTCGCAATGATTGGCTTGCTTAATTTCAAATCCGATCGGGTAGCGGCCTCCGCCTGCCCAATCAAACTTTGGGTGTAGCAGCATGTCAATTCGCAACTTCGCGCCCGAAAAATGAGTGCCGCTTAATTCGGTTTCAATTTCAAAATGTGGGCTCAGCATCGCGCGCCACGCCAGCACTGCGCCGGGCTCGGTAGCGGCATGGCTGCCATACCTGCGCTCGTACTCAGCTTGTGATCGCGCGGCCCGTTGGCTTTGCTCTTGGTTACGACGTAGCACTGCGTCGCTGGCAATAACCTGTTCCCATACGTCAGTCACGGCCGAGCCGTCGTCAAGTGTTGTCACGTCCTCGCG